ATTACTCGAAGAGCAACTCAAGGATGAACTTTCAACCTACTATCTCCCAAATTGATGAACAAGTTGCATTAGAAAGGGAGGCAATTAGTTTAGGACTTAAACGCCTACAAGATCAAACTATTAAATTAGAGAATCAATCTTATGCTTCAGCAACTATTTATGGTATTAGTAGTATTGATACTTTAGTACCTGATGTTATTGAACGTATAGAAGATACTAATAGAAAGATACATGAGGGACATTATGGACATTCATTTAGAGATATCCATATCTATTTGCAACTAATTGATTCACAATCAGCGGCAGTTATTGCTTGTAAACTTACATTTGATAAAGTGTTTGGATACAAGGACGGCAGCAATATAGCAGTTAATGTATGTTCTGCTATAGGTAAGGCAATAGAAGATGAGTGTCAAATGAGACATTATGAAAGGAATGCTCCAGGTTTGTTAACTAAATTAAAGGAAAACTATTGGCATAAAGCATGTGGTACACAGCAGAAGTTAATAGTTATAAGGACGTTAATGAACCGATATGATGTTAAACAATGGATACCATGGAATAATAGTATAAGAATTAAACTAGGTGGATGGTTGTTAGATTGCATCATGGAGTCGAGTGGATGGTTCCATAAACAAACGATTAGAGAAGGTCGGAAGACAGTTGTCTATATCGTTCCTACTCCTGAGTTTATGGATATCAAGGACGAGGTGATGGCTAATGCTGAATTGTTTAGTCCTTTAGCTTGGCCGATGTTAGTACCTCCAAAAGACTGGACTAATGAAAACCCAGGCGGTTACTTACTTAATGAAGTAATGCGCGGTCATAGTCTTGTAAGACGCGGCGAGGACGCACTTATACAGGGAGAAATACCACTTGACTTTTTGAACAAGATTCAAAAGGTAGCTTACAGATTAAATCCATTTATCGTAAGCGTAGCTGAAATACTACAAGACAAAGGTATTAGCGTAGGTAAGTTCCTCCCGATTATTCATTATGATCTGCCACCAAAACCTGTTGATATAGCAGAAAACAAGGACTCTAGGAAAGCGTATCGTAGAGCCGCTGCAGAAATAAGGAATAAGAGAGCAGCAGAGTTCAAGAGATCCTGCCGCACACGCATGACAATGGAAGCAGTTCATCGTTTTAAAGATCGTGATCGCTGGTATTTATGTTGGAATTTTGACTATCGTGGACGGGCTTATCCGATTCCAGCGTTTCTTACTCCACAAGACTCAGACTTTGGAAAGGCGCTTATTCTATTCGCTGATCAAGCACTCATCACAGAATCAGGGAAGAAATGGTTGGCCTTTCAAGTAGCCACTACATACGGTCTAGATAAATCCACTATGTCTGAACGATTGGACTGGGTTAAAAATAATATACCGTTGATTACCAGAGTAGCCACGGAACCTATTGATAACATTGGTGACTGGGAGGCAGCGGACGAGCCGTGGGAATTCTTAGCGGCTTCGGAAGAATATTATAATGTAGTTATAGCTAAGACACGTAAGACTACATCATTACCTGTAGCAACAGACGCTACATGTAGTGGTCTCCAGATTCTCGCTGGACTCGCGAGAGACCGTAGTACAGCACAACTCGTCAATGTGTTGCCTTCTGAGAGACCACAAGACGCTTATAAGGTGGTAGCTGAGACTGCAAAGCCTTATATACCACCTTCATTACATGAGGTATGGGATAGGAAGTGTGTCAAAAGAACCGTCATGACTATACCCTACAATGCTAAACCTTATTCAAATCGTTCCTACATCAGGGACGCATTAAAAGAAAAAGGTGTAGATATAGAGAAAGATGATCTCACAATCACGGTCAAGGCTGTTAGAGATGCTATGGCTGAAGTTGTCCCAGGTTGTCTAAATGTAATGAAATGGATAGAAGATGAAGTATCTAAACGTATACGGAATGGAGATAACAAGTTAGTATGGATTACACCATCTGGATTTGTAGTTGTTCAACGTATAATGAAAAGAAAGATAACTAGATTAAAGCTACAATTACTGGGTCGTTGTGATATCTCTGTAGCCAGTGATAGTAAAGAAGTAGATTTAAACAGACATAAAGCTGCTACAGCACCCAATCTAATTCATAGCTTAGATGCTAGTTTACTCCATCTTAGTGTTCAGAAATTTAACCATCCAATAGCTCTAATACATGACAGTGTGTTAAGTAGAGCTACCGATATGGATGAGTTATCGGTTATAATACGAGAAACGTATATGCATTTATTTGCAGAACGTACGTATCTTAAAGAATTTGCTTCTCAAATAGGAGCAGATACAAAGCCACCGATTATAGGTGATTTAAAACCAGAGTCGGTGATTAATTCAACTTATTTTTTCTGTTAAATGTACACATTATTTGATTCGTTCTTTGCACCTCCAACAATAGTTGTAGTAAGTGAAGAAAGACTGAAAGCTGCTGAACTTAAACAAAAAGAGAAGCAACTGTTAGAAATTAAAGTTAGGATAGAACAATTACAAGAGTTCTATAATAAGTTAGAAGGAGAAATTAAAGTATTATCTCCAGAAGCTGCCAGTGAAAAAGCGATTAACGAGGCAGTAAACGATGTCTAATAAGAATGTTACACACGTAACTACTGAAATTAAGTTAGAAGGCTTCCAAGCTATACTAGAACCTGGTAAGTTTGGATACTCTCTAGCTGCTGTAGTAGATAAAAAGCTTATTGATGTATTAGAAACTGAAAGGACTGAAGTACTTAAATGGGCAGAATCTAAATTAAAAAATCCTAAAAGAGCTACATTAAAGCCCACGCCATGGGAAGAAGTGGCAGAGGGTAAGTATAAGATTAAGTTCTCTTGGAGTGAAGACAGAAAGCCGCCTGTGGTAGATTCAGAAGGCACTGTAATCACTAATAAAAAGACACCGCTATATGGTGGGTCTACTGTTAAGCTTGCGTTCTTCCAGAAGCCTTACATAATGAAAGATGGTGTTACCTATGGTAGCTCTCTTAAGTTACAAGGTGTACAAATTGTTTCATTAAGTGCAGAAGCTGGTGTTAGTGCTGATGATTTATCAGACAAACAAGTAGCTGATTTATTTGGTGAAACTAAAGGATTTAAAGCTACTGATGTACCACCAACAGTAGAAGATAATGACGACGAAGACTTCTGATTATATTGATTGGGCTCAAGAAGCCTATGATAAACTGAAGAATAAAAAGGAACCTAAGTTCCGATCACAATTAGAGAAGAGGGTAGCAACTCTTCTCACAACTCTTGGAGTATCTTATGAATATGAATCTTGTAAGGTTCCTTATACCATTCAGCATAATTACACTCCTGATTTTGTCTTGCCAAATCATGTACACCTTGAAGCAAAAGGATACTGGGCTGCGGAAGACAGACGTAAAATACTTGCTGTTAAAAAGGATAACCCAGAACTAGATTTAAGGATGATATTCCAATCACCTTATAATAAGATATCCAAGAGATCAAAAACAACATATGCTCAATGGTGTGATAAACATAATATACCATGGACAGCATATCATGAAGTTCCACTCGATTGGCTAATATAATGCTAGAAGAAGGCGACTTTGTACGACATGAGCCTTGCGATAATTGTGGATCATCAGATGCGAATAGTTTGTATTCTAATGGTTCACATTATTGTTTTTCATGCCATACATACACACCCGCAGAGGGTATAAATCTTAATTCACAATCACGGACGATGACTAATGTCAACTTTAAAGGAGAACCAGAAGCCCTCCGAAAAAGAGGTATCTCTGAGAAAACTTGCAAAAAATTCAGGATTTACAGAGATGGAGATACTCTACGCTTTCCATACTTTACAAGCGATGGAGTACTTGTTGGATTCAAAATAAAAAATAAAAAGAAGGAATTTACATATGAAGGAGTTTCCACTGACACTTTATTCGGTCAGCATTTGTTCCCTACTACTGGTAAACGCATTGTTGTTACTGAAGGTGAACTAGATGCTGCCAGTTGTTACGAATCTATGCCCGGATGGCAGGTGGTATCAGTACCGCATGGAGCCGCTGCCGCTAAAAAAGACCTCCAGAAACAGATACCGTTGTTCCAAGGGTATCAGGAGATCATCCTCTTTTTCGATAATGACGATGCAGGGAGAAAGGCTACGGAAGAAGCGGCTAGCATATTACCAGTCGGGAAAGTCAAGGTCGCTAGGATGGAGAACTTTAAAGACCCATCCGAGGCATTACAAGCTCACGATGCTGAAGCGATTCGAAAGGCTATTTGGGAAGCTAAACCGTGGCGACCTGATGGTATTGTTGAAGGAAAAACGTTACAAGCATTAGTTACTACACCTACACCACCAGCAGATCATGACTACCCATTCAGAGGACTTCAAGATAAACTGCACGGCATTAGATACCAGGAGCTTACTACGGTTACTTCGGGATCTGGACAGGGAAAATCTACCTTCTGCCGTCAACTTGCTACTGACTTATTATCCAAGGGAGAAAAGGTCGGGTATTTGGCACTTGAGGAATCAAACAGAAGAACAGCTCTTGGATTGATGTCCACAGCAGTTGGAACTAATTTACATCTAGGAGAACATGATGAACGAG